GCACTTGTAGGTGGCATCGGTGGTGCGTTGTTGTCTGGCAAATCAGGAGAAGATGCTTTTCGTTCTGGTATCGGTTCGTTCTTTCAAGGCGCAACTATGGGCGCACCGGGTCTTGCACTTAACGCACTAGGTGGTGCGGGTGGTAGCGCCGGAAACATAGGTCAAGGTATTATGGGCGCGATCAGCGATCCTCGAGCCTTGCAACTTGCTGCTATGTCTAGTGGTGCTCCTCCCTTGGCACAAGCTATGATGATGGGGCTTGCTGCTCCACAAGGACAAGATGGAAAAGATCCAGGGCCTTTAAGTAGGTTGTTAGAGGGTTACATGAGGGACAAGTTAGATCGACAACGCCGTCCACGGTTTGATACTCTGATGACAGATTTAGAGCAAGAACAGTTCCGTACTGGTGAGCGCAATCCAAGCTTTCAAGGGGTCGCGGCCCCTGGTACTCCAGTTGTAAACTATCGTCCAAAACAATTAGCAATGGGTGGATATATTGAGGGTCCAGGTACAGGAACCAGTGACTCAATACCCGCAGCGATCTATCAGAATGGTGGTAGAGTTCAGGAAGCAGCCTTATCAGACGGAGAGTTTGTTATGACAGAGGCGGCTGTGAAGGGTGCAGGGAATGGCAACCGTGATCTGGGAGCCGCAAGGATGTACCAGATGATGGATCAATTTGAGAGGAGAGCCTGATGGCAGAAGATAATGTTGTGAAGTCTATGACTCTTCTTCCTGAATATCAGGAAGAGTTTCTAAAAAATCTCCTAGCAAACATCTATCAAGTTGATCCTGAGACAGGGACAATTACAGGTATTGCTGCTCGTTCTCCTTTAGAGAGTCAACAGTATTATCAGACAGAAGATGGTGGATCGACGCTTGACCCATCAGCGGCGGCTGTAGATGAAGCAGGGAATCCTATTAGATTGTATGAAGCAGCCGAGGGTGGATTTACTTCTGACCCAACCATGGCAGCTTTGGATCAGTACGATCAACCGATCTTTGCAATGGAAGGTGGTGTGGGTGCACCTGATGTTATCGGGTTTACAGACGCACAGGTTGATGCACTAGACCGTTTGATGGGTGCCGTCGATGAAGACGGAAATGTCATCTATGAAGGAATGATGGAGGCGTACAAACCATATTTAGATGAAGCTCTTCAGACCTATCAAACAGGGGTTGACACTGTAGAAGCTTCCACAGCACAGTATGATCCAACCAGTTACAAAGAGTATTACGACCCATTTGTAGAAGAAGTTATTGATACAACTCTTGCAGATATTCGTCGTCAAAGTGACATGGAACGAAATAGAATTGGTGCAGACTCTATAAGTGCGGGGGCATTTGGTGGATCTCGTCAGGCTGTAGCAGAACAAGAACTTGCACGTAACGTCTCAGACCAAGTAGCAAAAACAGGCGCACAACTTAGATCCGCAGCTTTTACTGGAGCGCAACAACAAGCGCAGTCTGCTTTTGAAAATCAGCAAAAGCGTGGGTTGCAGGCGGGTCAGTTGTTCCAAGGATTAGGAACAGGAATTGGGACACTTGGAGAATCAGCGCAAGCTCTTGGTTTTCAAGACTTCAATACTTTGTTTAATGCAGGAGCATTAGAACAACAGCAACTTCAACGACAGTATGACGTACAACGTGCAGCGGATCTGGAACAAGCCTACGAACCGTTTGCTCGATTTTCTTACATGCGTGATATTTTATCTGGGGTTCCGTCAAGTGGGACTTCTTTGGCTGCTGCGGCAACACCAGAGGCTAGTCCATTGGGGGCTACATTAAATTACGCAGGCGTAACGGGCGGCGCTACGGGCGGCATTACTACCCTTGGTGGTACGGTAAATAAAGGGATATAATATGCAAGGGATACATAACGCAGCGTTGTTTGGAGCTTCTCAAAGGAGTGCTAGAGAAAAACTAGAAAGGATGGGCGGCATCAAGCGCGGTCCAAGCGGGATTCTAGCATCATCTTCCGAACTAATTCAGGCTGCTGCACCTCGGGCCATGACACCACCACCACCACCTATGACGCCTATGGTGCAACCTGCACTTCCGCAAGTTCCAATGCAAACCACCGTTGCTCCGATGGTGCAACAAGCTCCTGTGCAACAACAGGCACCCGCGCAACAACAAGCCTCTATGAATCCGATGCAGCAAGACGCTGTTAAGTTACAAGAGGGCGGGAAGATAGACGTAACGCAGAGTCCAACAATAGCTCCTTTGACTAAGTTCCAACTAGCCATGTTTGGTTTAGGCTCCGACATATATGAAAAGGTGTTGGGTAAGTATGGTTCAGAAGAAAAAGCCGAGGACGAGGCGGTAAAGAAACGAGACAGAATTAAAAATGTGGTGTCAGAAACAGATGATTCTGTAGCTATTACTAACGAAGTGATGCTTGCATCAGAGGTAGAACCTACTGACGAAAACAAAAAAGACTTTGCTGAAAACGTGTTTGGTTTGACAGATGTAAACGACATCGACGAGATTAATGATCGGATAGCAAAGGTTGCGATTGCGTCTACGATTGGCGGTGGTACTCAGGGCACGGACAAGTTTGCTCGAGCCGTGCTCCTTGGTCTTCAGAACTACAAGCAGACAGCGGCTGCTAGATCTGCGGCATCATCGGGCAGTAAAATGTCTCCCCTTGAACCTTTTGCTGATGCAGTTCGTGATTTAGCAGGGAAAATTATGACAGCTACAGGCGCAGACCCAGAAGAAGCCATGAGAAAAGCATCGGAGCAACTAGCTCCATACTATAGTGGTCAGATAACAACGCAAACAACAGAAACTGTGACGATTGAACAGCACAAAAGTGCCAACGACGCAGCGAAACAAGCGGGACAAACGACATACACGTTGGGTGGTCAAGAGTTCCAAGTCCAGTAGGAGACTGACATGGCAGACTTTGTACCTATTCCCATTGATTCTTCTAACACTGAAACCTTTGTTCCAAAGCCTGTTGGTGAGCAAGACCAACAATTCTACGATGGCACCGCTGTAGGTGAAATCGGAGAGGGTATCGCCTCTGGTCTTATAGGTATCGGAGAAGGGCTTGCAGGACTAGGCGCTGCGGCTGTTGATATTGTTGCAGACACAAACTACGGGGACAAGGTTACAGAATTAGCGGAGTCTGCTCGTGATACTTTGGGTTTAGATCCTGAAGGTTTTCTTGGTAAAGGTGCAGAAATAGTTACACAGTTTGTTGTGCCAGGTATTGGCGTTGCTTCCAAGGTTGGTAAGGCCGCTATGACTGCACGTAAACTAGCAGGAAAAACTGGTCCAATGACCAAGGCAGAACGGTTTCAACTTGCCGGAAAAGAATTAGCAGCCGCAGGTCTTGTCGATGCAGCTGTATCTACAGATGGGATGACCACCGTTGGTGATTGGGTAGACATGGGTCCAACACAAACAAGTGATTTGATTGGATTAAGTGGTCGAGAAAAAGCTCTTGCACGGATTGGTAACAAACTAAAAGTTGGGGCTGAAGCAACACTTCTTGGTGGTGTAGCACAAGGTGCATTGATGGGTGCAGGTAAAGTTGTGGGTGGTGCAGGTCGTACCATCGGTCAAACAGAACTAGGTCAAGTTTCTGCGCAAGCCGTGAATCAAAAGTTAGATCAGCTTGGTCGTGGTATTGATAATCTTTTGGAACAGAGGATGTTAGCTAAACCAGGAAGTCCAGAAGAACTTGGCAGATTTAAAAAAGGGATTGCAGATGCTATCGCATTTAGCCGTTACCGTGGATACCTACCTGAACAGGCTGCAACCAAACGCGAGTTGATTGATGGTCAGGTACAAACTGAAATTAAAAAAGCAGATCGTATTCTAAAAGATTTAGATAATGAAATTGAAACTTTTATAAATAGAACTCCTGAAGGAGACGGCAATCTTGATCGTGTAGGAATCATGTCTAAGTTAGAAAGTTATCTGACTGAGTCTGATGAAGCGGTTAAGAGCCGTTTAAAAAGAGAACTCCCTATGGGTGTACGTCAAAATGCAGTGCGTATGCGTAAACATATAGATAAGCTCAGTCGTGATGTTTTAGACAGTAACTTCCTTAAAGAAAATAAATTTACAGTTGACGGTAAGAGTATCAATGATCTGATTGAACAGAACATCAACAGTTATTTGCGACGACGTTACAAGATTTTTGAAGACTCAAAGTATGTGCCAACAGAAGACTCCATAAGAGTTGCCAATGATTTCTTTCGGGTAAACAAAAAAGCAGTTGAAAAAGAATTAACAGAGCTTGCTCGTAAAGATGTTGATGGAGAGTTGTCAAAAGATTTTCTTCTCAGGAACGGCTTAGAAAGAAAGACTGGAGAAAACGGTGTTGAGATTAAAGTAACAGGTCGCAAGGTCACAGACGCGGCTATACAAAAAGCTCGTGAAAACTTTTTAGGTCGTTACAGTATCAAAGCTCGTGAGAAACTAGGCGGTGGTCGCATGGCTCGTGACCGTCTGGAAACTGGTATGTTCATGTCACGAGAAGATGTTCCTAAAGCCTTGCGTCAATTACTTGGAGAGGTAGACGATCCTCAAGAAGCATATCTTGGAACAATTGCAGACCTTGCACAGTTTACAGCAATAGACGATTACTTTGGCACCATTGCACAAATGGCAAAACAAAACTCTGGCATTGGTAAGTTGTTTAGAAACGGAAACGAGTTAACACCTGAACAGCAAGCCGGACTTCGTGAACGTGGTTTTGTTAAACTTGGAGGAGAAGATGGTGCAAGCAGCGGTGTGCAACCCGTTGGACGTGAGGCAGATGAGGTTGAAAAACTTGTAGGACGTTCTGGTTGGGGAAGTTTAGATGGATACTATGTACCTGCTCCTGTTTACAAAGATCTTACACGTCAGATTTTAGCAGAAGATAACATTGGAACTACATTATTACGTGGAACATTTGGCACATTTTTAAAAGCCAAAGGTATATCACAGTACAGTAAAACTGTTTTGTCTCCTATCACACAGATCCGTAACTTTACCACGGCATTGGCGTTTGCCACAGCAAACGGTAACGTGCCTGTTTTTGGTCGAGGCGGTAGTCTTAAAGATGCAGCTCAAGCGGTTTTTTCTAATATATCAAACAAAGCTGCGCCTACCTCTGAGCTTGGTCAAAAAGTGGGAAAAGCAGTTGGTATTGGTCAGAAAGATGCTGATGTAATCTTTGCAGATTTAGCTGACGCACAACGGCGTGGAGTTCTCGGCACCAATGCAGAGTTAAGAGAGATTCAAGACACGTTGAACAAAGGACTTAACATCACGGCTCGTGAACCTAGAAACTTTGCTGAAGCAGTTGTCGGGGAAAAACTTGCTCGTAGTATTGGCAAAGCTACTAAGCCAATGGAAGCAGCTTACCAAGGATCAGATGATTTTTGGAAGTACTTTAACTATCACGCGGAGCAAGCACACCTTCGTAGTGCATTAAGTAGTGTTAAAAACATAAATCAAAAATTTGCTTATCTAACTAAAGGCATGGACGAAATTGAAATTAATCAACTTATTAAACAAGCCGGAGAGGGTGGGGATGTTTTAGATGAGTTGATCAAGAACCGTGCCGCACAGATTGTACGTGACACTGTACCAAACTATAACAAAGCGTCATCTGGATTAGTACAATTGGGTCGTCGTCTTCCAGTTGGTAACTTTATCTCTTTCCCTGCGGAGATCTATCGTACAGGATTTAATATCGTAAAGCAGGGATTGGATGACATGGCCTCAGATATTCCTGCTATTCAAGCTCGAGGACGCAACCGCTTGTTGGGGTTTGTTACCACTACCACCATAATCCCCACTGCTGTACTTGAAATGGCTTATGCCACAACTGGTGTAGGTCGTGAGGAAATGGATGCATACAAAAGATCTTTTGCTCCCCGTTGGGAAAAAGGATCAGTGCTTGTCCCAATTGGAAAAACAGAAGATGGAAAAATCCAATACATAAATTTCAGCACATCTAATCCATATGATGTCTTATCTCGGTTTGCTAATCGAGCGATAAATGAAGCAGATGATGCGGTACGTGAGGGTAAAGATGTGGGTCAAGTTATTGAGGATCTTGCTCTTGGAACTTTATCCGAGGTCTTTGAACCGTTTATGTCAGAAGCTATGCTCACAGAGGCTTTGATTGACGTTACTGCTCGTGGTGGTCGCACGGCAACAGGGGCAGAAGTTTACAATCCATCAGACTCTTTTGGTGCACGTCAAGGTAAAAAGTTTATGCATGTTGTAGATACCTTGATGCCAAACCTTCTACCCATAAATGTGTCTGGTGGTGTACCAGAACCAAGTCGTTTCCTACGAGGTGTGTTCGGTTCCGAAGATGGTATGATCAGCAGCGTGGACAAGATGGGACGTGAACGTGATCCACTTGCAGAGTTTGCAAGACAAGCAACAGGGGTTTCGGTTCTTGAGTTTGATCCAAAACGTGGTATGGAATACGGTGCGTATCGCCTGTCACAGTCACAGACAGACGCTAAACGTATCTTTAACCGGGTGACAGATGATTCTAATGCAAACGCCAATTCTTTAGCAAATGCATTTCAAAAAGCAAACGATGCAAAGTTACGCATTGATCGTGAATATTATCAGATGGTTGAAGACCTACGATCCATGGGTTTGTCTGACTCAGACATCCGTCGTGAGTTTAAGAAAAACAACATCGGTGGGATAAAAGGTGTGATGCGTGGAGAGTTTGAACCGTTTAAAGTTACAAACAAAAACTTTCAAGAAATGCGACGTGCGGGTGTTTATAATCAGTTTCCTCGTGAAGAAATACAGAATATCCGTCGTAATATGAATGGCATTCCTTTGGCTCCTGATGAAGGTTCTCCGACACAACGACGTGTTCCAGAGCCTACGTTTACTCCTATCCCAGTTCAAAGGGACAGCAGCTTACAGCAGCCAGTAACACAACCTGTGCAAGCATCAATCTTTCCTACTTTTACCCAAGCTCGTGCACTTGGGCCAGTGGATCCTGCATTGTTAGGTGATAACCCGGTAACCGCTGCGCTTAATGCACAGATCGCGAACCGTCGTGGGTAATATCTAGATCTTCTTCAACAGTCATCGTCACACCGACACCGCCAAATAGTTTGACCATCTCGTCACATAGATGCTCGGCATCGTCCATGATCTCGTCGTCACCTGTGTTGGCAGCAAGATTCAATGTCATGCCCACAAGTTCCATGAGGTGTTTGACCTGCATTGGATGCATGTCCACAAGACCTACTGTTTTCATCTTTTCTGGTTTCATTCGATTTCTCCCCAATTATCTTTGAGTTCATCGTCTACTTTAGAGGGGACTCTCAAGACATCCGACAACCCATTTTCCATTATGTGCTTGATGTTGTGCGCTTGGTCGTCGCCCTCTACTGAGAAGCATAACTCATCGTGCACCGTAAGCATAGGCAAAAGTCCTTCTTTGTAGCAATCTGCCATAGCTTTTTTAGTTTGATCCGCAGCTGAACCTTGAATCAATTTGTTTAACGCCTTGTAAGTAAACGCTCTTCTCAATGGTTGACCGTATTCTTTCATGGCTTCTTCGTATGGTAGCGGTTTCTTGTACCCAAAGGATCGAGGCTCCCACAAATGGAAGCGACACCGTCTACCCAACAGGGTTCTGATCTGCCCTGTTTTCTCTGCTTGCTTAGACGCTAGGTCTGCAAGGTTTTTAACAAAAGGAACTTTCTCTCGGTGTGTCTCCAACAGTTCCCCTGCTTCGTCCGTAGGGATGTCCAGTTGCGCTGCTAGTTTACCTTTGCCCATTCCGTACATGATGCCCAGGTTTACCACTTTGGCTTCCTTACGGCTTATTCCTGCGAGGTCAGCCACCATCTGGTGTAGATCAACATCACCTGTGTGATACTCCTCCACAATCTTATCGACAATCTGGTGCTTGTAGTCACCCTTCAGACTTGCTGCAAAGTGCACCAATAACCTTGGCTCTTGGCTTGAGTAGTCAAACGACCCCCACTTGCACCCTTGCTCTGGTATAAACAAACCACGGATTAGCTTCTTGATCTCTGGATCTCGTGCCGGAATCTGCTGAAGGTTTGGGTTTGAACTGGAAAACCTACCTGTCACAGTGCCTCCGTCATCAGAACGTAGCTGATGGAACTCGCAGTGGATCCGACCATTGTGCTCGTGCTTTAGGATGGAGTCGATAAAACTACTGTCTGCTTTGTCGAACTCGCGTAGCTTCACAATCATCTGTGCCACAGGGTGGTCATGTGCAGACAACCATTGCTTGGTAAACGACGGCACACCGCCGCTCTTGCGGAACATATCTTCTTGCTGATCCTCACTTGTAGGATACGACACGCCCAGTTCATCAAACACCATAGCCACGGAAGACGCAGCCCACGGTTCAACCTTGACGTTAGTCTGGCGGTAGATCTCGTCCTTCAGTTCTTGGCTCTTGGTTTTGAAAAACTTCTTGGCTTGTTCTGCTTTGTCCAGATCCACACGCACACCTAGCTGACGCATGTCACACATCATAGGTATCAGGCTAGTCTCCAGATTCCAGATGTTCCACAGGTCTTGCTTCTCCAGTTCTATCTTCAGTCGCTCCCACAAACGCAGAGTCATGCCTGCATCCTGCTCGGCGTACCGTCCGACAAACTGAGGAGGCAACCTGTACATCTCAGCTTTGGGATCAAAGCCCCACTCCGCTGCGGCTACACGTAGGAGTTTCTCGTCTTTGCGTTCATCGAGGTAATCACGACCAAGGTTGTTGAGGCTGTATGACCAACGGTTCTCATCCACCACCGCACCAGTAATCATCGTATCGATGATCCGACCCTGTACTTCTACACCCTCGGCACGTAGCCAACCCAGATCATAGGTGGCGTTGTGCATGATCTTGTCTATGTGTGGTGTTGCCATCTGTTTCTTGAGCCACTTGAGCGCGATCCTCGCATCCATGTTGTGACCGTTCTCGTGACGAATGGGATAGTATCCTTCCCAGTCTCCGGCAGCTACAGCTATGCCTACGATGTACCCATCCTTACGCACCCATCCAGGGCCAAGCGTAGTCAGGTTCGGGTCACATGTCTCAAGGTCAATGGCGATCTGCTTGTAGCCCGTCAGGTCTGGAAACTCTGATGGGATGTTCCAAGCAAGTTCTTTTCCTTGGTTCATCTGAGCGGCAATGACACTGTCTTTATCAAGCCCTTTATTTTTCATCTTCGAACTCAGCCCCCAATGCGCTGTAACCACACTTGTCGATCCACGAATCCTTGTGGTCGATGGTCTCCAACAGACGGCAAGTCTTTACCCAGTCCATCATCAACGCAACATGCTTGGCTGTTATTCTTCCATGTGTGTTCAATGCATCTTGAACAATCACATTCCAACCAGTGGCTATCCTATCGAAGTTATCTTTCGCATCACCATAGTCCTTGGCTCTGCTACCATTGATCAGCTTCTTGGCTGT